GTCGTATGCACTGCCTGTAGGAACTATAGATATTATTGACGCAGTTGTGCGCGATAGTGCTGGAACCGATACGTCTGATCAGATCATTAACCGTGTATCAATTGCTGATTACAATCAGCTACCAAACAAAAGTTCCCCCGGCAAGCCAAGCCAATATATGCTCGACAAGCAATATACGCCTGTCGCATACTTTTGGCAGGTTCCTGATCGGGATACATACAGCATGGTTTACTGGGCGATAAGACAGCTTGAAGATGTAACGGCGTCTAATCAAGACGCAGACATTCCATATCGCTGGAACGAATGCATCTGCGCTGGCTTGGCAAGCAAAATATCTTTGAAATATGCAAACGAAAAGTTTCAGATACTAAACGAAATGTATGAACGTGCCTTCGCGTTTGCGGCAGCATCTGACAATGATGGTGTAAGTTTAAGGATTCAGCCAACTGCGCTGAACTTATCTTAATGGCTAAATACGCAAGCGGAAAAAAATCCCAAGCAATAAGCGACAGAAGTGGTCTAAAGGTTCCATATACTGACCTAAAGACCACTTGGGATGGCTTGCGTGTTTCACCAGAAGATTGGGAGCCAAAGCAACCGCAACTCACGCCAGCAAAGAATGTTGTCGATGCGACAGCACTGTTTAATCCGCGTCCAGATACAGACCCTGAAAATGCGGAAGTATTTATAGGGTACAACTTTGATCCGTTTATAGATCCCAGACAACGCCCCAGCGTGGGGGTTCACGGTCAAGGTGCAATTGGATTTGTTAGTGAAGTTCACTTTGATCGTGTTTTTGATGTAACTGGCGTGTCTGGCACGGGTGCTATAGGCACATCGATTGTATCTGATAATGAAGATGTTGTTGTTTCAGGCGTAGCTGGCGCAGGCGCAATAGGAACTTCTTCTGTCTTATTAAATGTGATTTTATCTGTTACTGGTGTGTCTGGAGATGGAGAATTAGGCACAGTAATTGTCTCAGACAATGAAGATGTACCTGTCTCAGGCGTAGTCGGCGATGGCGCGATAGGTACAGTAATTGTATCTGATAGTGAGCATATAGTTGTTTCAAGTGTGGTCGGAAGCGGAGCAATAGGAAACTACAATCCTGAAATTGATATTTTTGCGACAGGCGCAGCGGGTTCTGGTGCATTAGGTTTAGAAAGTATTGATCTAGAAGCAGATCAGACAGGTGTGGCTGGGACTGGAGTATTAGGTACTTATACATTCTTCTTCAGCACAGAAGTTCCAACATCTGGAGTTCAAGGTTCTGGAGAAATAGGAAACTCAGTTCCTGAATTTGGAATTTTTGTTTCAAGTGTAGTTGGTACAGGCGCTATAGGAACAACAGTTGTCTCAGATAATGAAGATGTACAAGTGTCAGGTGTATCTGGGACAGGGGCTGTAGGAACAGCAGTTGCCTCAGATAGCGAAGATGTGTCCGTTTCAGGTGTGGCTGGGACTGGAGCATTAGGTACAGAAAGCCTTGAATTAGAATTAGCTGAAACAGGCGTGTTCGGCACTGGAGAAGTGGAAGGATTCGGGGTTTCTGGTAATGGAAACATTCAATTGCTTGTTACTGGGATTTCGGGTATAGGTTCAACAGGTGCGGTTGGCAATGAAGCGTCTACATCTGAAGTAATTGAAACAGGAACTTCTGGCACAGGGACAATAGGAACATTCGTGATCCAGCTTAATGAAGAGTGGGGTTCTGGGCCTTGGGGAACTGGAGTTTGGGGTGAGTAAATGAATTACACACAGTTAGTTGCAAATATTCAGAACTTCTTGGAAGATGATAGCTCTGAGCTACAAGCCTCTATTGACCAAATCATAGAGCAAGCTGAGACAATGATTTTTCAGCGGTTGCCTAATCTGCCCTGCTATCGCAAAACCACTACAGGAAGTATGGTCGCTGGGACTGCTGACTATACAATCCCTACTGCAAGGATGATCCGTCAAGTATCCATTATATCTTCTAACGTGGCTTCTTATCTGAACCATAGAGTTGACTCATATATACGCGATTACTCTCCAAACGCGACTACGCAAGGCACTCCTATTATGTATAGCACAAAAAGTGCTGGTACATCAGGAACTGTAATAACTTTTGCTCCTACTCCAAATTCTACTGATACCTATCAAGTAGATTTTATTGCCCCTGAAACGGGCCTGAGTTCAAGTAACACAAATAATTGGATCGGTGATAACGCCGAAAATGTGTTGCTTGCAGCGTGTCTATATGAGGCTTCAGCCTTCCTCAAAGCTGAGGAAACACTGGCGCTTTATAAGACACAATTTGACGAAGCCGTACAACTTACAGTACAAGAAATGCAACGCGATTACGCAGCAGAATATAACGGAGGTCTATAATGGCTATTACTCAAGCAATGTGTACAAGTTTCAAAGAAGACTTGTTCAACAAAGAACAGGATCTTGATACTGACACAATCAAGATTGCGCTGTATACTTCTTCAGCGACACTAGGTGCGGCAACAACTGCATACACCACAACCAATGAAATAAGTGGAACTGGCTACAGTGCTGGTGGCGTGGCTCTAGCTAACTCGACTGTTGCTACAAGTGGGACAACAGCATATGTTGACTTTGATAACCCGGAGTGGACAAGCGCATCTTTCACAGCTCGCGGTGCGTTGATCTACAACGACACAACGGCTGGCGATAATGCAATAGCTGTTTTGGATTTTGGCGGGGACTTTACAGTTTCGTCAGGTACATTCCGCATCGTATTTCCAGCACCCGGCGCGACTGCTATCATCCGTATCGATTGATAAAAGGATAAATAAACATGACTTCTACCTATGTAAATGACCTTCGCCTAAATGAGATGGCTACTGGCGATCAGTCAGGCTCATGGGGAACAGTCACAAATACTAACCTTGAACTTATTGGCGAGGCTTTCAGCTATGGCACAGAAGCCATAACAACCAACGCTGATACTCACACAACAACGATTGCTGATGGCGCATCAGACGCTGGTCGGTCAATGTTCTTGAAGTATACAGGAACTCTCGACAGTGCATGTACAATTACAATAGGCCCAAACACTGTCAGCAAGATGTGGTTTATTGAGAACGCTACTAGCGGATCTCAAAACATTATCATCTCTCAAGGGTCTGGTGCTAATGTAACTATTCCAGCGGGTCAAACCAAAGCTGTATATAGTGATGGTGCTGGATCAGGCGCTGCATTTGTGGATGCCTTTAATTCTTTAAGTGTTGGCACACTGACTTCAAGTGGTATCACTTATCCCACTTCGGATGGCACAAGCGGCCAAGCATTAGTTACTAACGGAAGTGGTGCTATCAGTTTTGGTAGTGCTGGTATATCAACAGGTAAAGCCATAGCTATGGCAATCGTGTTTGGCTAAAGGAGAAAACAAATGGCTGCACCAAACATCGTAAACGTCAGCACCATCATTGGTAAGACCTCTAAGGTTTCGCTGACTTCTACTTCGCAAACCACGCTTGTCAGCAACGCTGCATCAAGTGGTAAGGTTTTTAAAATCAACATGGTTCAAGTAGCAAATGTTGACGGCACTAACGCTGCTGAAGTAACGGTAGACGTTCATAGCGGCGCTTCGGGCGGCGGCACAGCATACTCACTTGTCTCGACTGCTTCAGTCCCTGTGGACTCAGCCCTGATTGCTCTGGACAAGAACACTGCGATTTACCTTGAGGAAAATACCTCAATCACCGCCACCGCAAGTGCAGCTAACGACTTGGAAGTTTTGGTAAGCTACGAAGAGATCAACTAATGCGGTTTATTGGCAACGCCCCTGTAGATGGTGAAGTTCGTGCTATCGCCTCTGGTGCGTTAGCCACTGGAGATACTGTCGTTGTGAACAGCGATGGCACTGTGAGTGTTGTTGAGGAGACGACGACAAGTGCTACAGAGGCACTAGGGTCAGCCACAGTATTTGACAGTAGTGGGGTTGATTTTATTTCGTCCACTTATGACACTGTGAATGACAAGTTTGTTATTGTTTATAGAGACTATGGCAACTCTTATCGAGGTACTGCTGTTGTCGGCACAGTTACTGGAACCTCTATTAGCTTTGGCACTCCCGTTGCATTTAGCCCCAACCAAAGTGTATCTATTGCGACTACGTTTGATCCTGTAGCAGGCAAGGTTGTAATTATCTTTAGAGACACTAGCAATTCATCCAGTGCAAAATGTGTTGCTGGAACGGTTAGTGGAACCTCTATTAGTTTTGGAACGGTGACTCAGTTTGCTGCAGATTACATAGGTAGCACGAACCTAGTTTATGACAGCAATTCAAACAAAGTGGTTGCTGTGTATAACATACCAGCAGCGGGTACTTACGGGAAAGCCGTGGTTTTGACATATAGTGGCTCCAACACTTATACGGGCGGCACTGGTGTGGTTTGGGCTTCTGCAAATACACAGGCAATCTCTGCGTGCTTTGATTCTGATAGAAACCAAATTCTAATTGCTTTTTGTGATTACTCAAACAGTCAAAGAGGCACGACAATAGTCGGCACTGTTAGCGGTACATCTATTAGCTTCGGCACAGAAACTGTTTTTGAAAATGGTAGTACTGGAACTTTTGACGGCGCTATAAGTATTGTGTATAACACAACATTTTCTAGAGTTGTACTTGGTTACTGTCCTTTAGATACAAATGATGGTGAGGTTGCGTTGGGAACTAACAGCGGAACGTCTGTTGGTATTTTTAGTAGGCAAGTATTTAACTCTCAAAACAGTAACAGTTATGTTTCGATAATCAGCGACGAACAAGCTAATGGGGTTGTGGCTGTTTATAGGGATAATGGAAACAGCGGTTATGGAACGTATCGTGTATGCACGTTTAATGGTACAGGCTCTTCTTTTACGTTTGGGTCTGAAACTGTGTATGAAACGGACACCACCTATACGGCAATACGTCCCGCTATTGATTTAGACAACAGCAAAATACTAATTGCGCACCAAGATGTAGGTAACTCCAGTGCTGGTACTGGCATTGTTTTGCAAAACGCTTATAGTGTTGATGTAACCAACCTCACCTCCGAGAACTTCGTAGGCTTTGCCAATAGCGGCTACGCTGACGGTCAATCCGCAGCACTTAACTCGACTTGCTCCGTGGACAAGAACCAATCTGGTTTAACGGCTGGCGAGACTTACTATGTGCAGGTTGATGGCACTTTGAGTGCAACCCCTGATGACCCGTCTGTTGTGGCTGGAACGGCCATATCTTCTAACTCTATTATCGTGAAAGGGTAACTCCCATGAAGACTATCGTTGAAACATCAAGCGGCTTGAGCAAGTACTTGCTTGCAGATGACGTGGCTATCACTGCTACTGCTGAGAACATTACAGTGGGTGATCCTGCACAGTTCATCATTGGTGACTTGAACAGCACCACAGTGACCATCACTGACAACGTGACAAACGCCCCAGACGATTGGTCTGGCAACAAGTATTTCTTTGACGGCACTACTTGGACATTGAACCCTGATTGGGTCGATCCTGCTACGCTGGAGGACTAATCTGATATGCGCATCATTGGTAACGCTGAAAAAGCGAGAGAAGTACAGGCCGTTGCCAGTGGTACGTTGTCCACGGGTGACACTGTTGTTGTGAACTCAGATGGGACTGTGAGTGTTGTTTCTGGAACGGATGAAGGCTTTAGTTCAACTGTTCAAATTTCATCTGGGAACATTGATAGTTTTACAAGGTCAACTTTTTGCAGAGTAACAAACAAAGTAGTTGTTGCTTATTCTGATTCGTCAAGCTCGTATTACGGTACTGTTGCCGTGGGTACAATATCAGGCAGCTCTATTAGCTTTGGATCGCCTGTGGTGTTTGAAAGCGGAGAAGTCAGAGATCTTGACATTAGTGAGGCTGGAAGCAGCAAGGTAATTGTTGCATACCGAAACCAAAGCTCTACAAACGATGGCACAGCTAGGGTTGGTACAATTTCTGGCTCAAGTATAAGTTTTGGTAGTGCCTCAGTGTTTTTTACTTCTGCCCAAACAATTTCTGTTGGATATGACTCAAACGCCGACAAAACAGTAATAAGCTATAGGAAAGACACAGCCCCTAATTATATGGCGTCAAGAGTGGCTACAATATCTGGAACATCTGTCAGTTTTGGATCTGAGGCAAATGTTTCCACTAGGGCAGCGATGGGCGAAAAAGGCTTCGGCACAACTACCTTTGACAGCAATTTAAATAAAATTGTAGTGTCGTTTATAGACAGCTCTTGGGGCTTGTATAGTGCGGTGGGGACCGTTTCTGGGACGTCTATATCTTACGGTAGCCTGACAACAGTTTTGACGGGTAATTATCAAAGGTATCCTACTTCCACTTTTGACACGACCAGTAATAAGGTCATCTTGTCGTGGCATGACACGAGCGCAGCAAATGCTGGAAAGGTGGTTGTCGGAACTGTATCTGGCACATCAATATCTTACGGCACAGCCGTTGAGTATTCCTCCGCCGCTCCATATACTGCTTCATCAAGTGTTTCATACAACTCAGATCTAAACCAAACAGCAATTGTTTTTTCTGACGCTTCAAACACTTCTGTAAAGCTGGGAACAATTAGTGGAACTGACATTTCTGTTGGGGATGCAGTTACTAGCACGTTTGACGGTGTTGGTCTTAGTTCAGCTTATGATTCTAATTCGAATAAGGTTGCAATTCTTGGGAAAAGTGCAAGCAGATTAAGGTCTGAGCTATATCTTCCTGCGACTACAACCCTCACCTCCGAGAACTACATCGGCACAGCCGCTACAGGCGCACCTGATGGCAAGGCTGCTAAGATCAACATCAAGGGCGCTGTGGACGAGAACCAATCTGGCTTGACCGCAGGTCAGAGCTACTACGTCCAGACGGACGGCACACTGGGGACTACCCCCGCAGACCCAAGTGTCTTTGCTGGCACTGCTGTCGCTGCAAACAAGCTGATCGTGAAGGGATAAGACATGGCACTAGATACCATTCCGAAGCAAGAGGGCGGTAAGCTCAAGGCCGTTGCATCTGGGACACTGCCAAGCGGTCAGCCTGTTGTAGTTAATAGCGATGGGACGGTGAGTGTTATTGCTGCAAGTAGTGAGAGCGGCGGATCACCCGTGACTTTCAACTCAGGCAACGCAAATGATATGAATGTTGTTTACGACTCGAACAGCAATAGAATAGTTATTAGCTACTTAAACACTGCCGTTAATGGTTATCCTACGGCCATAGTTGGAACCGTTAGCGGATCATCAATAAGTTTTGGAACGTCAGTGGTTTATAATTCTGGTGCAGGAATTTTGCACCAAGGCTCCTGTTTTGACAGTGGTTCCAACAAGGTTATTGTTGCATGGGCGCAAAGTGGTGGTGGTAGAGCCAGAGTTGGGACGGTTAATCCATCCAACAACTCTATTAGCTTTGGCGCAACCGCAACCTTTGAGAGCGGCACCACAAGTTATGTTTCTGCGGTATATGACGTTGCGGCAAACAGGACTGTTATATCCTACGAAGACGAAGGCAATGGTAATTACGGTACTTCGACGATTGGAACAGTAAGTGGAACGTCAATATCGTTTGGAACGCCTGTTACGTTTAATACAAGTAACACAGATTATATAACCAGTGTATATGATCCTGATGCTGAAAAAGTTGTGATCATGTACGAGGACAGAAGCGGAAATATTTTGCAAGCTATCGTAGGGACGGTAAGCGGAACCTCTATCAGCTTCGGAACAGAAGTAACAATAGCAAGTGTTTATTACACTTATCTTACAGCAGTTTACGACACTAACTCTAGCAAAGTTGTTGTGGCAGGAGACTCATCAGGTACTCTTGATTTCTATGTTGGGACGGTTTCTGGAACAAGTGTTTCGTTTGGGTCTGTTAATACATTAAGCGGCGCAGGAGACCCCGGCAATATGCGAATGACTTTTGACTCGTCTGCTAACAAAGTTGTTTTGGCCTTCCAAGCAAGTAGTGACGGGAGCAAGGGAAAAATAGCTGCGGGTTCGGTTTCAGGAAGCACTATCTCCTTTGACCCTCTTTTTACATTCACTACAAATGTCACTACAATGGTAGCGGCAGCATATGACAGTACAGCCCAACGATCCGTTATTTCATATCGGGACAATAGCGACAGCCTCAACGGAAAAGCGGTTGTTTACGCCGCCTCTTCCACCAACCTCACCTCCGAGAACTACATCGGTATGTCTGGTGGGGCGATTGATTCCGAAGTCATAAGTCAGGCATTAGGTTCAGCCGTTGTGTTTGAAAGTGCAACCGTTGGTTCCAACGTGGCATCTACTTTTGACAGTAATTCAAATAAGGTGGTTATAGTTTACCAAGACACGGCTAACTCTTTCTACGGCACTGCTATTGTCGGTACTGTCAGTGGGACCTCTATATCTTTTGGAAGCCCTGTTGTGTTTTCGTCAGCGAATAGGACGCAAGAGATACAAATTACTTTTGACTCCAATAGTAATAAAGTCGTAGTTGCGTATGACGATAAAGCTGACGGGCAAAAGGGTAAAGCCATAGTCGGAACTGTATCTGGAACGTCAATTAGTTTTGGAAGCGCCGTGGTTTTCAATAATGGGTCTACCGATACGGGTACACCTAACGCAATTACATTTGACTCTAACAGCAATAAGGTCGTAATTGCCTTCCAAGATAAGGCTGATACCAACAAAGGCAAAGCTATCGTCGGGACGGTTAGCGGAACCTCTATTAGTTTTGGAAGTGAAGCAACCTTTTTAAATGCTGATTATGCCACCCATGTATCGGCAACTTTTGACTCCAACAGCAACAAGGTTGTTATTGTTTATAAAGATGGTTCTAACTCTTTACACGGTTATGCCGTAGTCGGAACTGTTAGTGGCACAAATATAACTTTTGGTACGCCTGTGGTCTTTGAGGCCGCAGAGACAAATAACCCTAACGTATCTTTTGATACAGTTAATAATAAGATAGTAATTGCATATGCTGACGGGACAGTGGGAACGGCTATTGTTGGAACTGTATCTGGAACGTCAATTAGTTTTGGAAGCCCTGTAGTTTTTAATAGCACTGAAACCACGCAACCTAGAGTGCGTTTTGACGCAACCGCAAGTAAAATAGTAATTGCTTACGGAGAGGGCAGTGGTAACGCAGGTACATTTAAAACGGGAACTGTTAGCGGAACATCCATTAGCTTTGGCTCTGCTACCGTATTTGAAAGTGGTGCTACCAATGCACAAAACGGGTTAGTTTACGACAGTAATGCGGGAAAAATGGTGTTGTCCTATTATTCTGGTAGCAACTCAGGCTATGGAACTTCTAAGGTACTTCAAACAGGATATACAGCCATAACCAGAGGCCAAGTCGCAAGCGGTGGAGCGGCAACCGTTGACATCGTAGGCACTGTCTCCACAAACCAAGTGGGCCTCACCGCTGGCCAGCAGTATTACGTCCAGACAGACGGCACTTTAAGCGAGACCCCTGCCGACCCAAGTGTCTTTGCAGGCACCGCCATATCTGCTACAAGTTTAGTAGTGAAGACATAGGAATAAGACAATGGACAAACGTACAGCAGCATCCGCGCATGAGCGGATTGATGAAATACAGAAAGAGGTAATCGCCATAAAAACTGAGGTCAAAATTCAGTTTAAGGATTTGTTTGGTCGCGTGAAGCGCATGGAAAGCATTATGATTGCCGCAACTGCGTCCATTATTGGTCTGCTTGTGGCTGTTTTAATGAAGATGTAAGATGTGGTGTGTTCTTGTATTTGTCGGGTACGGACACACTTTTGTAAACAACTACGGCACGAAGTTCTATAAAGCCTGCTATTACGACTGTGGCGCACCGGGCGGAAAGAACGGCCAGTGGTACGATAAACGGCACGTTGTCCACCCAGACGCTTACTGCCCTGCGAGGTACATGGACACATGATTGATCCTATTACAGCCGTTGGCCTCGCCACTTCAGCCTATAACGCTATTAAACAAAGCGTTTCCGTGGGCCGTGAGTTGCAAGACATTACGGGCCAGCTTGGCAAGTGGGGCAAGGCTTGCAGTGATTTTGCCTTTGCCGAAGAGCAAATAAAGAACCCCCCGTGGTATAAATTCAAGGGATCAGACACGCACAGTGCCATAGAAATTTTTGCGCAAAAGAAGAAAATGTCAGAAATGCGCAAGGAAATTAAGAACTTTATATCGTGGACCTACGGACCCTCTGCTTGGGAGGAGGTACTTCACATTGAGGCGCAGATGCGAAAGCAGCGTAAAGCAGAAATTTACAGGAAAGAAGAACTTAAACGCGCTCTTATAGAGTGGACCGTGGGCATTGTACTTGTTTTGGCTGGCGTAACAGGATTGGCGATAGTGCTGTACTTTATGGGTAGAAGTCAGGGGAAGTGGTGATGTGGTTTTTAATTTGGTTTCAAGTTATGAATAACAATATCGAGCACTATCAACTCAATCAGTTCACTACTGAAAACGAGTGTAGAGAAGCCCTTGAGGATGCAAAAGTCTTGATAACTACGAGCCAAACAACGGTGTATTGTTTTGAGGTTATACCGAAATAAACGTGGAGATTACGTTGTATATGACAAAAACGGAAAAGTTGTTATAATAACGCACCACAAACGATATGCTGTAGAGTACGCAAGGAGTTTAGAAGATGCCGAATGAGTACGATCTGAACGGGAATGGCAAGATTGATCCGGTTGAGCATGAAATTATGCTGGAAGATCGCCGCCGCCGAATGGAAGACGCAGACGCCAAGAGAGACGCACAGAGGCGCATGACTTGGTTCGCCTTGTCTGGCATGATCTTATACCCTTTCGTCATTCTGGTGGCCTCTATGACGGGCCTAGAGACGGCAGCAAAGTTGATGGCGGATATTGCTGCTGTGTATGTGATTGGTGCATCCGGCATAGCCGCTGCATATTTTGGGTTTAACGCAATGGAGAGTAAGAATGCTTCAAGCTCTGATCGGCCCAGTAGCTGAATTAGCTGGAGGCTGGCTAAAAGGTAAGGCAAGCGCACAGGCTGCGTCTGCAAATTTAAAGTTAGTCGAGGCCGAGGCCAAAGCTACGATAATGAAATCAGCCGCTACATCTGAGGCGGATTGGGAAAAGATTATGGCCCAAGGTACGCAGAACTCGTGGAAAGACGAGTATCTTGTGCTGCTGTTTTCGATCCCATTAATACTCTCATTCTTGCCTTTTGAGTGGGCTAAACAAGCAGTTACGGATGGTTTTGCTGCATTGGACACGATGCCAGACTGGTACAGCTACACTTTGGGGGTAATTGTAGCCAGTAGCTTTGCAGTGAGGTCAGCGACTAAGTTCTTTGGTGGTAAGAAGTGATGGAGAACTTAAAGTTACCTGTGGCCCTTGTGGCGGCGATGGCTGCACAGCTTGCTGCTGGCGTGTGGTGGGTATCACAGCAGGCTGCAACGATTGCCAGCCTTGAAGAGACTGTCGGCCAAATCGGATCACGCATGGCTATTGAGGACAACATCAACCTAAAGCGTGATGTGCAGTCTAACGCCAAAGAGCTTGAAGATATATGGGATGATATAGACGATCTTTGGGCTGAACATGCCAGTATGGCGATGACCATTAACGAAATCAATAAAATCAAGCAACGAGTGGCCCTACTCGAAAATGATCTCAAGTATATTAACCGCGATCACAACGGAATCATGGACATGAAAGGCGGTGGAAGATGAGCAACGCACTAAAAACTCTGCAAGAAAAATGTGGATGTTCACCAGATGGATCATTCGGTCCAAACACAGCGCGTGGGATTGTTAAGCATTATGAGCTGTCACCAGAGCGCGGAGCGCACCTTTTAGGTCAAGTCATCCACGAATCTGGTACGTTTCGCTATGTACGGGAAAACCTGAATTATAGCGTTGAAGCTATGATGAAAGTATGGCCCAGCCGCTTTCCAACAGAAGAAAGCGCGAAACCTTATGAGCGCAACCCCAAAGCCCTTGCAGATAAAGTCTACAGTGGTCGTATGGGCATTCCAGAAGGCGAAGGCCACAAGTGGATTGGTCGCGGATTTTTACAATTGACGGGCTATAACAACGTCAAAGCCTTTGCAAAAGATATGCGTTTACCTGATGTTTTGACAGATCCATCACTTCTTGAAGAAGATTATGCGATGGATACAGCGATCTGGTTTTTCAAATCCAACAATCTATGGAAAATCTGTGACGAAGGTGTTAATGATGATGTAATCAAACGTCTGACCCGAAAAATCAATGGTGGATATACAGGTTTAGATCATCGTATAAAAGAAACAAATAAAGTGTATGAATGGGTGAAGTGATAAATGCCATTACAACTTCTCAAATATAATCCCGGTGTTGTAAAAGACATTACAGAATACGCTGCTGGAAAAAATGGTCCATATTGGGTTGATAGCGATCTAGTTCGTTTCAAGAACGGCTACCCTGAGAAGTTGGGCGGATGGCAGAAAGACAATATTTTTGGCTTAGACCCATCTGGAAACATTACTACAACACAAATTTCCATTGAAGGTATCGCCAGACGTATGGTTTACTGGAGGGCTTTTGTTGATGGAGAGGATCGCCTTGCTGTCGGTACGCACAACCATTTGTTTATTTATCAAAACAACGCACTTTTTGATATTACTCCGCTACGCAAAACCTCATCTGGCTTGAGCAATCCAATAGCAACTGCAAGTGGAAGCGCAATTGTAACTATCACAGATAACTCTCATGGCGCGACAACTGGAGATTGGGTGGTTCTAAGTGGAACTTCAGCTACAGGCGGCATAGCGGCTGACACTTTAAATGATTACTACGGATACCAGATAACAGTTATTAACGCTAATTCCTACAGCATCGTTGTCCCAAGTGCAGCTACATCAACAGTTTCGGCAGGCGGTGGAACTGTTGCAATTAAATATTTAATTGGGACTGATGCAGGTTTGGGCGCACAAAGTTCTGTCCCAGCTCTTGGCTGGGGTGTCGGTGGATGGGGACAAAGCACTTGGGGTACAGCCAGATCCACTTCAGCTTCTGACGTTTTCTTGGACAATAGCTCTTGGAATTTGTCTCTGTGGGGTGAAGACTTGATAGCCACAGTCCGTGGCGGCGCGATTTATTACTGGGATACCTCCGCAGGCGTAACCACTAGGGCGTCTCTTGTCTCGGCTATAGCAGGCGCTGAGAGCGTCCCAGCAGTGGCTAGGATTACCACGGTGTCGTTCCCAGACCGTCACTTCATTGCTGGGGGGTGTTCCGCATACGGCGGCGGCGGAAACGTCGATAACATGCTTGTCCGCTGGTCTAGCCAAGAAGAGTTTACCAAGTTTGCCCCTACAGCAACAAACACGGCTGGTGACCAGAGATTAGAAGTCGGTACAAAGATTGTGGCGATGGTTGCCGCCCGTGAAGAAACGATCATATCTACCGACGAAGCAATATATGGCATGACCTTTGTTGGTGGTGACTTTGTATTCTCATTTCGACTTCTGGCCACTGACTCTGGAGCGGCTGGAATGAACACAATGATCAGCGTTGATGGTGACGTTTTTTGGCTTGGTAAAAGAAATTTCTTTAACTACAACGGCGTGGTTAACGAGTTGGCATGTTCTGTCCAATATTATGTATTTGACCGTATGCAAACAAATTTCATTGATAAGACAACCGTTGGACACAACAAGGCTTTCAAGGAAGTCACATGGTTTTATGTGTCGAACGACAACGCTTCGGCTACTAACCCAGAGCCAGATAGCTATGTCACATATAATTATGCAGAAAAGGCGTGGTCAGTAGGCACAATGGACCGCACAGTTTGGAGCGACAGCTTTGGCGCACGGGAAGTTCCGTTTGCATTCGACCCAGATGGACACCTGTACGAACATGAAACAGGGAATAGCGCCAATGGATTGGCCATGAACAGTTACATCGAAAGCTCTCCACGCGAGATAAGCGAAAGTGGTGAGACGCTATACATGGTCGATCAAGTGATCCCAGACGTGACTATGACAGCGCAGACATCTCTGTCTTTGTACATGAACACACGAAAGTTTCCAAATGGGGCTGAGACAATAAAGGGTCCATTTACGATCACCTCTTCTACTGAAAAGGTAAGCACCCGCGCCAAAGGTCGCCAGATCTCTATAAAGTTCCAAAGCACAGGTATGGATGACGATTGGACGCTGGGAGACTTTAGGGTTAACTCAAGACAGGATGGGCTACGGTAATGACACAGGGTGCTCCACTCGCAGTTTTAAGGCTACCAAGCCCACCATCTCAATACAATCAAGGCTACATGGCCAGATTGACGAATACGCTTGAGCTGGAAAAACAGGCGACTTATTTTGCAGCATCTACTGGTCTTCAAAACGCAGTCAATCAGGCCGAAGCTACAGCGTGGTTTATATCGTAAATGCCAAATAGTTATAAAAATGCAAAAGTTGACCTGACAACTACAGACGTCACCGTCTTGTATACCTGCCCTAACGCGACAACTGGATTGGTGAAGTCCATACTGGTGTCAGAAGACACTGGAAACGCAGATACAATCACTGTCACAATCACAGATACAGACGCGGCAGTTTTTAGTCTCTTCAAAGTTAAAGCAATTGATGCTAATACTACTGTAGAGCTTTTAACGGAACCGCTGGTTGTGCAAGAAAACGAAATATTAAAAGTCACAGCGGCAACCGCAAATCGGTTGCATGTGGTGGCCAGCTTACTGGAGATAAACTAATGGCAATACAACCAATTGTTATGAAATCGCGGCTAATAAGTGACAACCTTGGTGCGTTACCTAATGTTTATAGTGGCAGCTACACAGCGCCAGATCCTGTAAAGCGAGATGCTACGGTTAGAAATGTTACCTTAGACGAAGATGGTAATGAAAAAATAACTTATACGATTCCAACGTATGAGCGCACACAAATTGATATTCCCGCTGACTTTGACTGGTCACAATACGGGAAGGCTGGCCCAGCCCTGCGTTTCTTTAATCAAGTCAGAACTGGCGAAATTGAATACGATCCATCAAAAGATAAAATTGACATAGATGCTATGATTGGTGGAACTGATGGGCCACCTCTGTCCACTGAGGCTGAAATGATCAAGCAAGAGCTAATTTCTGCTGCAACGATGGTGGGTACTGGCGTGGGAGCACAAGTTGGTCGATCTGTTGCGGCGGCGTCTACTGCTGGCGCTGGTGCTTTAGAAAATATAGGTCAGGGCGTTTCTGATTTTGCCTCAAACTTCAAAGCTAAAGACTTATTAAGATCACCGTCGAGTGGCCCCGCTTCTAAGGTTCTATATAGTCCCGGCACAGAAAACGCTCTTTATGCTGACAAACTTGCAGATTTTAATACAAAAATTGCAGCAGGTAACAATGTAACTGCGAGAGACATCGCGTTAGATAAAGGGGCAGCAACAGCTAAAATTAACGCAGGAAAAGAAGCTGCAACAGCTAAAGCAGCGTTTACCGCTAGTAATGAAATGAGTTATCTTGACGGCGTAAAAGATCGCGCAAGTTCTGGTATTTTCGGTGGGAAAAAAACAGTTGCAGGCACGTCAAACTTATACGGCAGTTTGGGAGCTGGATTGACCAGCGTAGCGTTTAACTTAATATCAGGTAAAAGCCTGAAAGAATCCATAAAGACTGGCGCTAAAACTGGTGTTGGCACTTGGCTTGGAGGGTTGGTTGGTGGCCCAATCGGAGCCTTTCTAGGCGGTATTCTAGGTGGCCGTGTGATCTGCAACGAACTTATGCGTCAGGGTATTATGACCCGAAAGCAAGTTGTACTAGATTACAAGTTTACTGAGGATTACCTGACACCGCAGCACGTTGCGGGGTATCACGTCTGGGCTGTCTGGATGGTACGTCAAATGCGCAAAGGCCGTTTGGTAAACTTCTGGGCTCACGTTGCTGGACATCGCGCTAATGAGATCGCCTACATATACGGCGAGCGTGACAAACCCGATTACTTAGGTAAAGTATACCGCAAGATCTTAGAACCAATCTGCTGGTCTATTGGATTCTTTTGCCAAAAAACAGACTGGACAGTTCTCTACAAAGAAAAGGAAATTTAATATGGCCCGTGAACCAATGCCAAATATGACTGGCGCAAATATGAGCGCCGATAACCCAATGCGTAATTTGCCACCAGAAGCAATGAAAAACTTGCTAAAGCCAGATGAAGAAATAGCTGCAATGCTTGTTGCACGTCTCGCAGCCATGTCTGAGCAAGAGCTGCAAATGTTGGACGCTGTCATCACCCCAGAGGTGGCTAAGGTTCTCATGAAGCTCCTCCCAGAGCTGCAAGAGCTTATTGCGGCAGTAGAGGGCGGCGGCGCACAACAAGCTCCACAGGCGGCTCAACAAGCAGCTTCACCTATGGGCGCGTTAGGTGGCATGGGTTGATACTAAGATTAGCGACAGTCGAAGACTTATCTGATCTGTACATGATGTTGCTTGTCATGCACTCAGGGACAGTTGACGGCACATCGCCAGTCAAATCTGAAAAGTTGACTTCCGTAATTAGTGATGCGCTCCACAGAGGGATTGTCATTGTGGCGGAAGTTGACGGAAAAATTGTAGGATCTATTGGTGGGATGGAAACGTCCGACTGGTGGTCCGACAAATTATACTTGGCCGATCTCTGGTTTTTTGTGTATAAAGAGCATAGAAAATCAAGAGCGGCTCTAAAGCTGGTGAAAAGTTTCCTAGAAATAGGTCGAGACGCCAACATCAAAGTCAAACTTGGTCATATCTACTCTGGCGATATTGACCGAAAAGACAACTTTTATGAGCGACTTGGAATGTCCAAAGTTGGATCGCTCTACATGGAGGCTTAAATGGGCGGCTTTTGCACACCATCATATACTGAGCTACCAAGCTCAAAACTTGTAGTTGAAGGCACGGAGTTACCAGAATGGGTGGCCGCTGCTGGGCGTGAGGCGTTTGACGTTGCGAGTAACATTGCCGCTGAACCTTACCCTTTGTATGAAGATGAATCTGGTATGGCGATCCCAAGAGTAGCGGGTATGTCAGACCAAGAAAAACTTGGTTATAATATGCTCGAAACTGGGGCTGAAGATTACTTGCCGTTTATGAACCGAGCCAGCGATGTTGCTAATACATTGGGAGCTGGCTATGGGGCCATGACCCGTGAAGAGCTTCTGGGAGATCCTTTTAGCCTTGAAAGCGCACAGCCATTTATGGACATATATCAGTCCTCTATGGACCCTGCTGTCCGCGAGATTGAAGAGCAAACCGCTCGCGCACAAAACGAAGCGCGAGCTAGGGCAAGCACAGGTGGCGGCGGGTTCGGAAGCCGACTTGGAATTATGGAAGGCGTAACCGCTGGAGAGGGAGCACAGGCCGCTGGAGACTTGAGGGCGAAAGCTGCCCGTGAAGGCCTTAGCTTTGCCGCAGGTAGGTATGACACGGATCGTGACGCTCGTTTTGCTGCTGACACTCAAGCGCGTCAAGGATACGAAACAGATGAGGCTTCCCGCATTCAGCAAATGGAAGCGTACCAAGGGATGGCTCCTCTAATCCAAGATCTACAGAAGCAGGCGGCGTCTGGACTTATTACGGCAGGCGAAGCAGAAAGGGCGCTCGATCAGGCATCTTTGGATATAGCATACGCTGACTTCCTTGATCAAAAAATGTATCCACAAGAACAACTCAACTTCGCCCTTGGTGCGCTTTCAGGTACGCCGTACAATACGGTTAACCGTAGTTATACTACTGGCTCTACAATGTCTGCAAACCCGTCTCTGTTTGGACAGGCATTGGCTGGCGCAGGCGGTCTGTACAGCGCATATAAAATGGTAAACAGCTAAGTTAGGATCAAGTTATGGCTTTTGGCGTTGCACAGACAAATATGGATGACCAAGAATTTGGCATCCTAAATACTTTAAGTGGCAGCGCAAAGGCTGGACAGCAGGCTATGGATTTTGCTAACCAGCTTTACCCACAAGTAGCAGAAGCCGATCCTTGGGAAGCTGCGTTCCAGTTCTTCTCTGAGATGGGCCGTGCCGCATCGCAGCCCGGTGCGACTGTTCTTAGTTCTGCTGTTGGATCAATGCAAGTTCCTATGGATTACCTGAACGCCAAGAAAAAAGAGAAACTTGAGACAGACCGTGCGCGGATGCAGACTGCTGTACAGATTGCCCCTAGCTTGAAGCCGAAGGCGGTTAGTGTTGATTACAATGATGTGATGGTGGATGGCGTTGCGCAAGTTATGACAGACGCAGAAATACGAGAAGCGAAAAAAGCTGGTAAGACTGTTTCTCCTTACGAAAAGACGTCTGATTCTACTTCAACATTCAAAGAGCGTAAGTTCTTCAAGACTGGGTTTGATCCTGTTGTGGTTAAAAACGAAGCTGATGCAGCTTCTTTTGAAGCTGATCCTAATTGGACATCTTTACCACCAGACGGTTGGGTCGATAGTAAAGGCGGCACAGATGAAGACACAGCAGAGGTTCAATCAACTAAGATCCTTGATGGTGGAGTGATTGTTTACGCCTTTAAGGATGGAACTTCTAAAGTTGTAAATTCGATTGGCGAAGAAGTTAAAGGCCAAGCCCGTGCTGATGCTATTAGAGATGCCGAAGAGCTTGGAATTAGGATTCAAACTGAAAGAGCTGGTGGAAGAGCTGCGGCTACCTTTGCTGTAAAAGCATCAGGCGAAGCATTTGATAACATTTTAAGCAGTCGTACTAATATAGCTAACCTTCGAGAAGCAAAGAGACTTATTCTTGAAGAAGGTGCGAACACAGGCTTTATCGTGGATAATTTCCCAAGCTGGAAAGATTCAACAATTGCTTTGGATAATGTTAAGAATAGGCTTGGTCTGGATGTTGTCGGGTCAGTTACATTTGGTGCGCTTAGTGCTAGTGAACTTGATTTGGCCCTTAATACAGCACTGCCAACTAACAAAACAGAAGAAGGCTTGGTTAAGTGGATAGAAGATAAAATAGTAGCTCAAGAAAAACTTCAAGATTATCTATACGAACAAGCTACATTCTTGGCAGATGGTGATAAGACAGTTGGAGACTGGCTACGCAAGCAGAAAGCTGATCAAGAAGAATCTGATCGCACTGCAGCGGCTCGCAGGCAAGCAGGCACTGACTTTGATTTCTCTACTATGCCAAAGAATAAAATTCTTGAAATTGACATTGATACTTTAGATTCTGATCAATTTGAGGCTTGGGAAAAACGTATGGATGAACTGGGGCTTTAAAAATGACTGAAGAAGAACGCCGCTTAGAAGCAAGAAAACGCCTAGCAAAAGCACGTCAGCAAGCTGGCTTAAATGAATTGAGTGTTGACCCAATGGTTCCTCGCGCTGACCCTGTCGGCTATGTGGCTCCAGAGACAGAGCAAGGTCCAACAAACCTACGCGGTAAGTTTTCAGCACCGGGATTTGATTTGGCATATGACGCGCAAACTGAAGGCGTTGTAGATGTGCCAGATCAAATGGCTTTATATTCTGAAGACGGTCTTCAAGTTCCTATTCCAGAAATTGTTCAAGAAGCATTAGAATTTGCTGGTGACTTTGGCGCGTTTGCTGGAGGCAAGGCTGCTGGTGCTACAGGTTACATCGTGGGTGGCATGGCTGACATTGCCGTTAAAGCTGGCATGAGCGAAGCTAACGCAACCCGTTTGGCCAGAGACATTATGGCTATGCCAGATGCTTTTGCAGGGATGCTTAGAGGTTTTTCAAAACCAAAAGGTTCCAGAGGAAGTATAGATAAGGCTGTTAATAAATTTACAGACGCTGAAAAGAAAGCCCTTGAAGGGGCTTTACCTGATACGTCACTTCCCGTCCAAACTATACAATTGACGCCTCAAGAGCTTGGTACATTGCTGCAACAGGCATCTAAGGGTGGACGTGGCTCACAAGCTGCGATTGAGGCTTTGGCAAAAGAAGCCAAGACAAATCCAGAAGCAGCCGCTGCTGCTGCACGGCTAGGCATCGATCTGCCACCTGATGTTCTCAGCGACAATCCACTGCTCAAGAACGCTGCGGCTATGACCCGCGATCTCAAGGCATCTGAGGCGGCAGGCCAATTCGAGACTATTGTGATAAATGCCTCCAATGCTGCTGATGAAGCAATGGCTGCAATCAACGCAAGCCCAGATCTTGCCACTGTCTCAGACAAAGTTTTGAACAGCGTGACGGCATCTCAAGCAGCTTTAAGAAAGGCCGCTGGAGATTTGTACAACGATGTTGACGCTCAAGTTCCAAAGTCAACTTTGGCCTCTGGCAACAACACTGTCATCTTACTTAATGAGCTAACTGATGAATTAGGT